TCACGATTGCGATCAACGGGCAGACTCAGACGTCCGCCGCGATCAACCTTTCCGCCGCGACAAGCCAAAGCAACGCAGCGGCGCTGATTACGACCGGCATACAGAATTCCACGGGGCGGTTCTCCGGCACGGCAGTACAGACTGCCACGTCTACCACGATGACAGTTTCGGCCGTTACTAGCGGGTCCCTCGCGGTCGGCGACGTCATCACGGGATCGGGCGTCGACGCCGGGCTGATGATTGACGCGATTCTGACCGGTACGGGCGGCGTCGGTACCTACACCGTTTCAACCACGACCGGGTTCGCCTCGACGGCGATTTCGTGCGCGGGCGTCGGCGTGTGCTCATACGACGCGCTACGCGGCGCATTCGTCATCACGTCGCCGACCACGGGCGCGTCGTCCTCGGTCGGTTTCCCGACTGCGGATTCGTTGACGACCGGCCTTGACTTGACGGCCGCCGAGGGCGCCGTGACGTCCGCGGGCGCGATCGCCGCGACCCCCGCGGGCATCATGGCCAGTGTGGTAAACGCTACGCAGAATTGGGCGTCGTTTATGACCGTGGCGGAACAAGTTCTCTCCGTCAAGGAAGCATTCGCCGCATGGGTCCAGACGACCAATAAGCGATACGCGTACGTGGCGCAAGATTCCGACGTGACGATTTTGACGGCGAACGCGTCCGGATGTTTCGGCGCGATCGTGAACGCCGCGAACGATGACGGCATCATTCCGGTTTACGACAACAGCGGTACGGGCGTCCTCGCGGCGCTTCAGTGCGGCATTGCGGCGTCCGTAAACTACGCCCAGACGAACGGTCGGACAACCTTTGCATTCCGCGGTCAACCGGGCCTCACGGCGCAAATCACGAATCAGACCACGTACCAGAATATCCTTGGCAACGGGTACAATTGCTATGCCGCGTTCGCAACGGCCAACCAGCAATTCACGCAAAATCAGCCCGGGCAGATTTCCGGCGAATTCAAATGGTGCGACACGTATTTCAATCAAATTCAATTGAACGCGTCGTTCCAGTCGGCGCTCATGAATCTGCTTGCGACGGTCCCGGCGGTCCCCTACGTGACGCGCGGATACAACCTGATTCGCTCGGCGCTCAATACGCCGATTCAGGCAGCAAAGAATTTCGGAACGATCGTCTCAGGTGTGACGCTTTCCGGAACGCAGTCGGCCGCCCTCAACAGCGCGACCGGCGACAGCGGCGCGACCGCCACGATTCAGAACACGGGCAGCTATCTCCAGATTCTTGACCCGGGTTCGATCGTCCGCGGCAATCGCGGGACGCCGGTTATAAATTTTTGGTATACGGATGGCGGATCGGTTCAGCAAATTACTATGTCGTCGGTCGACATTCTCTAACGGAGCCTTGATTCATGTCACGCACACTTACCTCCGCGAATAGCGAATTCGTTATCAGCGTCCCCGACGTATTCGCCGGCCCGCAAGTCATTCAAGGGTACATGACCGACGATGCATTCGGATCCGAGGACGTCAGTCCCGCCGAGGCGAAAATCGGCGTTGACGGCCGCAAGTCGTCCGGCTATACGCCGTACCTCGTGAAACAGACCGTTCATATCCAGGCGGACTCGCCGTCCATTGACATTTTCGAGCAATGGCTCGGCGCCCTGAACGCGGTACGCGACGACCTCGCGGCCGACGGCGCATCTATATGGGCGCCCTCGCTCGGCAAGGCGTATGCGTTCACGAACGGAACCCTTACCCGCGCGAAGATCATGCCGGACGCGAAAAAGCTATTCGACGGCCAGTCGTATGAGATCACGTGGGCGTCGATGGACGTCTCGAACGTCTAGTAAATGACCCTTTAATACCGGCGCGGGCTAGTAAAGCATGCATCGTCGGCTGACGACGAGGGGCCGTGAAAACCGGCCCATCATTTAACAATAAATCGGAGTATCAATGCGTCGCACTGAAAAATTGACGATTCCGGGCGTGCGCTCGGAAACCCTCGGCGCCCGTGACAACGGGAAAACCTTCCTACTTACAGAGATGGATGCCTACTCCGGTCAGGACTGGGCCCTACGCGCACTACTCGCGCTGTCGCGTAGCGGCGCACAGATACCCGAGGGCGCCCTAGCCGGCGGGTTCTCTGGGTTGGCGCCGTTCGCGTTCTCCGCCCTACTGGGGGCGTCCTACGGCGACCTAAAGCCATTGCTCGACGAGATGCTCGGACAAGCTCAATATTCCCACGACCCTAAGCACCCGGCGCAAGGGATCAACCCGGGCCCTAATTGCGTGGTCGAGGAAATCAAAACCTTTTTCGTGTTGCACAAGGCGTTGTTTGCACTGCATACGGGTTTTACCGTGGCCGCGTCAGTCCCGAGTACGGCCTAACCCTGTACTCGGGCCGCCCGCGCGGCCTTATCAATTATGTAAATTTGCCCCCGCTGATTGGTATGGTATGCTCGTCAGAACTGGCGACGCTTAACGAACTCCAAACGGTTTACGGCGTGCGCGACCTATTTAACCTTTGCGAAGTTATCGCCGTTGATTCACATAACCGACGCGAGCTTGCAAAGTAATGTCTACGGTAATTGACGCCCTCGTCGTCACACTCACACTTGACCCCTCAGAGTATAAGAGAAGTTGGAAAGACGTCTCGGACGTCGACACGACGATCCAGAAAAAGCGTGAAAAGGTCGACAAGAAAAACGACACAGAGTCAAAGGAACGCGCCCGTCGCGAAAAGCAGGACGCGCTAGACCGGAAAAAGCATACCGACGAGGTTACGGGATCCGTTATCAATCTCGGCAAAGCGCTAGCCGGAACGATTCTCGGGTTTGAGTCGATCGCGGGCGGCATCAAGTACCTCGGCAATCTGAACGAAGGACAGGCGAGTCTAGGGCGCGCGGCGACGAAGATCGGTATAGGCGCCGAGGCGTTGAACATCTACGGTAAAGCCGTGGAATTCGCGGGCGGCAAAACCGAGGACGCAATCGAGACTTTCGCCAAACTCTCGCAGGAAAAAGTATTTAAGGACATGCGCGGCGAGATCGGCCCGTTGTTGCAATTGCTCCAACAAAAGGGCGTTGCATACGAAGATCAGAACGGGAAGCTACTCGATCAAGGGAAAATCCTAGACGAGCTATCCCGCAAAACTCGCAACATGACCGACGCGGAACGGGCGGCCCTATTCGCGCAAGCGGGCATATCTAGCGGCGTAATCAATCGCATGTTAGAGGCGGCCGACTTACAAGCGGCGCAATTGGAAAAAGCGCGCGAGCTTAACGCAGTAAACAAACAGTCGGCCAAGGCCGCTCAAGAGTTACAGGAAGCCTGGCGGGGCGTTAATCAGGCGGTCGACAAAACCGGCAATACGCTGTTAAAAAAGATTACGCCCGCCACGGAGAACGCGCTCGACTCCATAAGGAAGCTCCTAAGCGGAGACTTCGCGGGCGCGGGGCACAGCGCGGCCGATGCGGTGTTCGGCGTGTTCGACCTCGGGAAAGAGTACGAAGAATGGCGGCACGGGATCGAAAAAAAGGCGCTTACGTCTATTTTCGACGCGCTGAACGCCCCCGGAATGATTGCCCCCCGGGCCGGATCGCTGGCGGCCCGCAACAACAACCCGGGAAACCTCAAGGATAAGCAGGGACACTTTCGCGTATTCGCCACGCTTGCCGAGGGCCAAGCCGCGATGCGGTCGGATATTGAGGCGAAGGTCCGGAAAGGATTCGACACTATCGCGTCGATCATCACGCGATTCGAAGGGACGGACGGTAAAAAAGACCCGTACACCCTCGCCGCGTATATCGCGCGTGCCGTGAAACTGACGGGCAAAGGCGCGAACGAAAAACTGACGGCCGCGGATCTGCCGGCGCTCCTAAACGCTATGACCATTGTGGAGTCGGGGCTACCAGATTCCGCGATGCGAACCCCGAGCGGCGCGACGCCTCGCGCGGCCGTAAGCGGCAAAATCGACCGCTCCGGGGGCTCCCCCGCCGGCAACACGACAACCGTCAACGTGG